CCGGCCAGGTCGGCCAGCCCGTCCCGCAGCGCGGCAGCGAGCTCGACCACCGGGTCGGCCACCATCTGCTCCGTCATCTCCCCCTCCTGGAAGTCATCTCCCGGATGGCGCCCGCGATGGCCAGCAGGCGGCGGGCGCCCTCATCCCCGCCTGCCGGCGCCGGTGCGAGCTCCCTCAGCTCCACCGGCGAACCGTCCGCTCGCGTGACCAGGGCCCCGGGGTCCGCAGGGACCGGGACGTACGAGACCTCCAGCAGCTCGTGACCATCGACGAACACGAGGACGTCACGGGGCTTCCCGTCCGCCCCCTTCGCCTGCCGCCACTCGACCTTGCCGGGAATCCACCGCACGCTGGTCGCGTTCACGAAACCCCCGCGCACCAAATCGAAAACCGCCTGCGCCTGGGGGTGGTCGGCGAACTCGTGCTCCTGCATGAGCGCGCCGTCTTCCGCCCACGTCCTCACCGTCCGCGCGATGGGCAGCGAGCGGTCGTCGTGCGCCCAGAGGACCACGGGGTTCCGCGCATACGAGTCCAGCCGCCAGCCGCCGACCTCGATGATTGCCCCGTCACGGGCAACCGCCGAGGTCGAGACGACAGCGGTGACACGCCGCGACTCCTCGTCGACCTGCCGGACGAACCCTGAAACCTGAAGCCTTTCGGCCACGCCGAGCCTCCGCGCTCTGAGGCCCGACGACCGCTCTCTCCTGAGAGCCGTCCCCCGCCGTTAGCGGGGTCTGAGCAATGGGCCGATTACCTGGTCCGCGATGGACCGCTTGCCCGAGTCGCCGTCATGATGCCGCCTCCGCTTCGCCCCCCGCAAAGGGCGCGCGGACGCTCACCTCCACACTGCAATCCCGGCATTTGACCCGCACCGAGCCGTGCCGAACCTCAGCGAGGAACCTCCCACACCGTGGGCACCTGACCGTCATGGGCTCAGACCCCCGTCGCCTGTGGCGCCTGGTCACGCAGCGGCTCCATGTCCTCCAGCTCGCGGATTTCGTCTACCGTGATGGCCCCCAGCTCCGCCAAACCCCGGTAGTACTCCACCCGCTGCGTCGAGTTCCCCCTCAGCAGCCCGCGGATGTCGAACTTCGCGTATTGCGGCCGGCTCAAGAGTTGGTCCGACAACGCCTGCTCGAATCTGGTAATCCACGGCTGCAACGTCACCTGCACGAACTGGATCATCCGGTCCTGGACATTGGCGTACGTCAGGCCCGCCCCCTCGCTGGACGCGGCAATCATCTCCGGCGGCACCAGGAACATCCGCGCGATGTCCACCGTCTGATAGCGCCGCGTCTCCAGCGCCTGGAGGTCGTCCGGGTTGATGCTCACCGGCTGCCACTTGGCCTCGCTCGAAAGCACCAGCACCCGCGCCCGGTCGCCGTGGCGCTCCTCGAACCGCTGCGCGATCTCCTCCGCCATGTCCGCCGTGATATCCGCCCCGATGCTCAGCACACCGCTTGGTGTCCCGCCGTTGCCGAGGATGCGGGCCGCCGAACGCTCCGCCACGTACGCCAGCCCGATTCCCTGCGACGCCATCGCAATCGGCGACAGTCCCTTCACACCATCGATGCCGAACCCTCGGACGTGGACGATGTTCCCGCCATCCGCCCACCCGAGCTGCGGCTCGGTCCCGTCGATGAGGTACGTCAGCCGTCCCCGCCGGTCTCGTCCGCCCGGCTGAACCCGCGCCGGGTCAATCGGCCACAGCTCCGCCGGCCGCCGGCGCCCCTGTCCATCCACCGATTCGGCCACGTAGATGTACGCGTTCCCGGTCAGGACCGCGTGGCCAATGACCGTCTCCCAGAACTCGACCCGCGTAACCTCCGGATTCGGCCTGCCCCACAGGAACGCCGTGTCTGGCGTTCTCACCAGCTCCCGGCCACCCGACGGCAGCCGCCGGTACACGTGCAGCGGCAGCGACGCAATGGAGCGCGAGATGATGTTCACGCAGGCGTAGACCGCCGAGACCCGCAGCGCTAACTCGCGGTCGACCACCACCCCCGCGTCCGACCGCAGCAGCCGGTCCAGCGGCAGCAGCGCCAGCCCCCCGGGGCGATTGAGCTGCGCCGGGTACGCCCGCGCCAGCCCTCCTGCCAGTGCTCGCAGGATCATCACGACCTCCTCAACAGGTTGCCGTACACCGCGAGCACGACACCCGCGAATGCCAGCGCGATGGACTCATCATATCGCCAGATGGCCGCCGTCATGAGGCCGAACCCGGCCGGCTCCAGCAGCACCACCAGCCCCGTCGCGACCCGCCTCAAACGCTTGCCCATGCCATCACCACCGGCCTGCGTTTGACGACCTTTGCCCACTGCAGGCCGTAACAGACGTTCACCATCGCCATCGCCACGTCCATCGGCCGCCCCCGGGCCCGTTTCGCCAAGAAGTATCCACCGGTTCGGTCCTCCTTCATCCGCGCGTTGAGCAAGTGACGCCTTACCACCGGGTCACACCAGTGCAGCCGCCCCTCGACAATCAACTGGTGGAGGAGCGCCGTGGCCCCGGTTCGACGCTCCCCCTGGGCGTAAATGTGCTCACACAGCAGCCCCTCAGCACTGAGGTCCTGTTCCAGCAGCTTGCTGTGCCACGGGTCGAAGACGTTCGACGCCACGTCCAACTCACGATTCCACCTCCGAATCTCCTGCGCCACCTCGTCCAGCGGGATCTCCCAGTCCGGGTCCGGCTTGCCGTCCGGCCTCATCGGCGCCGCCCAGTCCCGCGCCCGGACGAACAGGCACGCCGGCCCGCGGTGCCCGCACGGTCGCTCATCGTCGTCACGGTACTGGCCCACGACCACCGCCGTCGTGTCCCGCCGCTCCGAGAGGTCGATGCCCACGATCGACGGCGTGCGCGGGTCCAGCTCGAACTCGTCCAGCCTGCAGGCATCCACCTGCTTCGGCGTGACGAACGCCGCTTCCGAAAGGTCCACCCACTGGTTCAGGTACAGCCGCCGGAAGTAGGCCTCCGGATTGCGAACCAGCTCACCGCGGTAGAACTCCTCGTCCATGATGTAGCCGAACGACGGGTTCGCCACCCGCCACGCCTCCGGGTCGTCCACCTCGCAATCCGGCGGCGCCTCCCACCAGCGGAAAAAGAACGTCGAGTCCTCCACCTCCCCCGCTTCGATGCGCTTGCCCAGCTCGTAGAGCTGGTAACACCGGCTCCGCTCCAGGTCCGACCCCGCCGTCGTGATGGCGAGGATGAGGCCATTCGGGCGGGCTCCCATCGAGGTCGTCAACGCCTGGTAGAGCTCGTCCGCCTCCCCGGCGCCCCACACGTGCAGCTCGTCGAGGATGACGCCCGCAGGGTTGAGACCATGCTTCGTTGTGCCCTTGGAGCTGAGACGCTGGATGAACTGGTACGGGTTGCCGGAACGCATCAGCCGCGGGCTCGACTGCTGTCGGCCCTCCGGCACCTGCACCATCGCCGCCAGCGACTCCGAAAGCTCGCACATCCGCCGAGCCTTTTCGAACACGACGTCCGCCTGCTCCTCCGAAGCAGCCGCGCAGTACACCGACGCGCTGGGGTCCCCCTGCCCGAACGCCATCCACAACGCCACCGCCGCCGCCAGCTCCGACTTCCCGTTCTTCCGGCCCACGCCAATCAGCGCGAACCGGTACCGCCTGCGCATCGTCGCCGGGTCGACCTCAAACAGCTCCAGCAACAACCGCTGCTGCCACGGCAGGAGTCGCATCGGCTCGCCCAGCCACACCGAGTCGACGAACACGCAGTGCTCCTCGACCCACCGGATCACCTCGTCGCCGACCGTCGCAAACTCCCGCCCCGTCCGCGGATCACGTACCCAGCGCACCGAGGTCCAGGACCTCCTCCCCAGCCTCAACCTGCTCCGGCTGCCGCTCCTTCGCCCGCTCCAGGTTGCCCTTCTCCGCCTCGTTGTACGTGACGTTCAGCCGGAACCTGGACTGCGGCGTCAACCCAAACCGCTCCTCGAACTTGGCGATGCGCTCACGCGTCTCCGCGTAGATCGCCCACAGCGGGTGCCGCACCAGCGCCCCGCGCCCTTGGATGACCGGCTCCTTGCGCAGCTTCGCCAGCGTCGTCTCCAGGATGTCGATATCCGTCAGCCAGTTGAGGAGCGCCTCGCGGTCCGCGTCCGGGTCAATCGCCGCCGACACCCGCGACCGCCACAGCGCGTCCCACGCCTCCCGCGCCCGCCGCCTCGTCCTCGGAATCCCCTTGAGCGGAAACGGTGGCACCACCCGCTCCGCCGGCACCACCACCTGCAGCCCCTTTATCCGGCTCGGCCGCTGGAACAGCAGCTGGCTCGGATGTTTCTGCCGCACATTGGCCATTCACATCTCCCCCGATAGTGCACGTGCGCCAGGCGCCGCGCGCGGCCCTCTTCGTGGCCTCCCGGCTCGAAAAAAACCGGGAGGCCACACGCCTCGTTGTCCTCGGCCGACGACGCCTCAATCGGGTGGGGGGAGAGTCACCCGCTCGTCGTCAGCCGCTCCTAATCACTGCCTGCCATCACAGCGCCCTCCTAGGTTGAATGCTGCGCAAACCGTCCGCAGGTTGTCCAGCGCGTCCGAACCACCCCGCAACACCGGCACGATGTGGTCGACGTGGTGGTGCCTGGGGTGTGGGCACGGCCGCCCGCACAGCACGCACCGATGCCCATCCCGCTCCAGCACCATCGGCACGATGCGGGTCGACCATACCCAGCCACGCGACCGCGCCCGCTCCGTCTGCGACCGGCACACCGAGCAGCGCGAGCGCCCTCGGATGAGGACACCACAGCCCAGGCACCGGCGCAGCCCACCCGCCACCTACACCACCTCCTGCCGAATCCACTGGAACTTTCGGTCCACTACCCGCCCCACCCACAGCTCACACGTCGTGTGCGGCCCGCGCGGGATGGCCCGGAGCTCCTCCCTGATGGCCTCGATGAGGTAGGGGCGGAGGGACCGTCCACTGTCCCGCTTGACCTGGATCAGCCGGACCCCAAGAGGCCCGACGGCCACCAGGTC